GACTGGTAGATTTAGTATGTCTAATCCAAACTTGCAGCAGATACCAGCAAGACATCCAGAACTTGGTCCTTTAATTAGATCTATATTTATTCCAGAAGAAAAACAAAAGTGGGGATCGTTCGACTACTCACAACAAGAACCTAGAATATTAGTACACTATGCAAAGCTACAGAATCTTACGGGTGTTGATGAAATTGTTGATGCATACAATCAAGGTGATGCAGACTTTCACCAGGTTGTTGCAGATATGGCAGGTATAGAACGTAAGCAAGCCAAGACGATCAATTTGGGTTTAATGTATGGTATGGGTAAGAATAAACTGATGGCCGAATTGGGTTTAATGAAAGAATCAGCAGAAAAACTAATTAAACAATATCACAACAGAGCTCCATTCGTAAAACAACTTATGGATAATGTATCTCGTAAAGCAAATGACAGAGGTAAGATTAGAACTTTACTAGGTAGAGCGTGTCATTTCGATCTATGGCAACCTGTTCAATTTGGTGTATTTAAACC